CTTTTTAAATTTATTCATTGCAGAATCTGCAGTCATTCCTAGTTCTTGTTCAGATAAAGCAGAAAGTTGTTCTACTGATGAATTGGCTAAATCAAGAACACGGGCAGCCTGATTTCCATCTTTTGCCACGTTTGCAAATAAAGTTGATAGACGAGCAAACTGGAATTTACCAAACATTTGCTCAATTGCTTGTGCTCTATTTAATGGATCTAATTGATTAAGTGCTGTTGCAAACTCTATTACTGTTGCCTTAAGATCACCTTTATTTTTTACAACAATCTCTTTTGCATTTATTCCAAATTTAGCAAGCATTTCAGATGCTTTTCCAGTTGGATTAATAAGTGCTGCTAAACCAGACTTAAGTGCGTTAGCACCTTCTGATGCATTAATTCCTCCCTCTTTCATTGCTGCTAAGAAGAAGGTTAAATCTTTTACATCTCCACCTAATTGTTGAATTACTGGTGCTACTTTTGGAATTGCAGTAGTAATGTCGTCAAGTGATACAACTGTTTGGTTTTCTACTGCGTTAAGAAAGTTAATTGAATCTGCAAGTTTATCTGAAGACATACCAAAAGCATTTTGTAATGAAATAGTTGTTTCAAGAGCCTTTTGGCTATCAATTTGACCAAGGACAGAAAGACGTGTTGCTTCTGTTGTTTGACGCTGTAAATCTAAACCTTGAAAACCTGCTGCTGCTGCTTCTGCTGCTAAACCAACTGTAGTAGAGACAGCGATTCCATATTTAGTAAACTGTTTTCCAAGTTCTATAACGTTATCTAATGCTGCCTGAGTTTCAGTTTTTGGTGTAAATAAATCACCATAAACCTTTTTAAACTTAAGGGCTTGTGCTTCCATTTCCATAAATGTTTTTGTAGCAGCGCTACCTACAATAGAAAGTGGTATTGTAAAACCAACCATTAATTGACGACCAGCCCACTGGGTATTCTTACCAAAATTTAATAGGTTGGTAGTTCCTTGCTTCATTAATTGATTAAATAATGCTTGTTTTTGTGCTGCTATGGCTGTTTTTGTACCAAGATCTTGCATATTAAGAGATGTTGGTCTAACGGCAATTGCTTCCATTGCCCCACTAGCATTACGACCTAGTTTAATATATTGTGTTTGTAATGTTTTTACACGTTCTTCGGCTACCTTGCCAATTGTGTCAAATTCTGTTTTAAATATTTTACCAAAAGTTTTTGTAGATGCCCCAGCATAGCGGAAATACTCCCGCATTGAAAATTTGTTTTTTTCTAAAGAATTGGTAAATGATTCTGCGCTTGTTCTTACGGTTCTAAGTTCTGCAGAAAAAGCCCCAATAGAGTTAATACTACCAATGAGGTTTTTCTGCAGAGACCTTTGAGCAAGTGCTGCTGATTCGCTAGACTTAGCGATAGAGGTGTGAAACTGAGATATTTGTCTCTGTAAAGCCTTTAGTTGTGCTAATGCTTCTGACGTATCTATACTTACGCCAATATTAGCATTAACATCAGCCATGTATCACACCTTCTTTAATATATAGTTATTCTTGTGTATTAAGAATGTCTGTAACAGATGACAAGTTAATGCCAGATGCCGCTTCAACAATTTTATACACAGTTGGAAGATCAAGTAGATCTTCTAATTTTTGAATGTCTCCAGCCAGTTCTGGCTTATATTGCTCCATAGCAATTTGTACACATTCAACGAGAAGAGTCATTGATTTCTCATTATCTTCTGCAACCTTAGCCACCCCTTCAAACTTCTTCATAAATGGACGAAGAAGAGAGATTTTTAACGGGCGAACTGTTATTTTTGTTCCATCAATGAGAGTGACTTGTTCAGCCTCATGCGTGGTTGTCGCCATATTTCCTCCTATAGGTTATGTCAATTATAGCATAAGGAGGCTATTTTGTTAGGTCTTCGTATTCCAATCCCATGCCAATTCCAAATCCTACTTTTTGAGCATTTGGACCTTGTAAAGCCAAAACATCATTAGAATCTTTTGTTTGACCATTACTAAAGACTCTTGCTTTCATGTCTTCCCATTCTTTTTGACCACGCTGGCTTTCTGATTGACCATCTAGATCTACGCCCTGGATTGCTGCTAAAAATTTCTTCTCAGTGTAGTCTAATTCTCTACTTACCTCAAGAGTTGCTATTAATTCTGGCATAGATAAAGATTTTTCTAACTCTTGATAATCTTTCCAAATACCTAATAAAAATACCTCAGACTCTAGTTTTGCAAGGTCTAGGTCTTGCCAAGTTTCACCGCTATCTAGGGCTTGGGTTTTTACTGGTTCTTGAGATTTTTTATTAATACGAATACCTGCAGAAGTATCTAAAATTTTATAAATTGTTGGCATATCTATATTGTCTTCAATTTGTTCTACCGTGCCAGATATTTTAGGATAATACTGCTTCATACAGATTCTAACACATTCTACTAAAACCACCATGGCTTCGTCATCATTTTTTGTATTTTTGATATTTTCAAAGGCATCCATAAATTCACGTAAATACTTGATCTTTAATGGGACTATTTCTAATTCAGTGCCATCAAACAAATATACGATTTGACTGTTATATATTGTGGTTGCCATAGAATTCCATTTTACCACAAACAGCCTTAATACACAAAAAAACCCACTTCCGAAGAAATGGGTTTTGATGTTTTAGAACTAATTAAGAAAGTGTATCTCCGAAAGTACGGTCTACGATCTTTCCATATGATCCAGAAGTATCTTCTGGTAATAGACGGAATGAAACTTCAAACATTGAAGGCTCATCACGCTTGGCTGAAACTGTTACGTTTTCGATTGACAAAGCACGGTATGCTGTGTAAACACGTTCTACGTCTGCAGAGGTAGCACAGTCACCTGTACCTGGACCTACTGCAACAATTCCACGCTCTACTGGACATTCACCTAGTTCACCTGCAGAAAGGTTAAGAATCCGTCCTGAGTGAGTAGCCTTGTTTCCAGTTAATTGTGCATCATCAAACGCTAATGCAAGAAGCAAGTTTTCTAGGGTTGCTTCAGCAAAAGCGGTAGCAAGATTAACCTGCATACCTTGCTTGTAAAGTTTTGCAACGTCAAGAATTTGATCAACCTGTACTTCACCGAAGTCTGGTTGGAACTGTAATTCAAGACCGTTCATTGTATAACCTACGTTAGTGTAGTCTGCATCACTAGAAAGTGTTTCTCTGAATGATACTTCAGTACTAAAGTTTTCCAAAGTGCTTGGAGTTAGGGTTGTGTCTGCAACAAAAAGTGCTGCTGCACCAACGATAATGTTGGTCGAACTTCCACGGCTATATGGCATATTTATTCACCTCTTTCATAAGAATAGATATTAAGTTGTATGGCGTTTGTGTTTCCTCAGTACTAATTATAAAGCCTTTTTATGAGTATCTTTGGGATACCGCATCTATTGTGTGGTAGTCATACTCAATCACTAGTTTATTTAAAAATAGGGTTCTGGCTGATACTAACTCTGCTATATCTCTTGACTCGTCTGCCTGATATACCTTTATATTATGGAAATATACGTTTGGGGTTATAGTTTGATCGTTTTCATCTTTGATTTCATTTGTGGCTACCCAGGAATTTAGGTCTTGGGCTGCCGCATCTTCTCTGTCTAAGCATTCAATAATTACTCTGGTAGTATCAAACAGTTTTGAAAGGTTTGGACCATATATAAAATATACTAGTTGCTCTCTTTTGTGTCTATAAAATGGTGTTGGTCTAAATCTAATAAGCCTATCAAACATTATCACTACACCATCTGGATTATTACGAATATATAAACTATCGTTATAAACATCCTCTATGTTCATTGGGCTTTGTGCAGGAAAGAATGGTTGAAATGGATTAGGTCCAGTTGGCATTAGTCCAAACTCTTGAAGTTCGCTATTAATAAAAGCATTAAGAAATGTTGGTGGAAAGCCAGTTTGGGTAGATATATTTAGTGTCATAGTATTATTCTACACCAACCTTTGCATTAGCAATCCATTTAAATCCAGTATCAATACCTTTTGATTTACCAAGTCTAGATCCTGATTTAATATTTTTCTTAAATGTTGTTGGTTTTTTAATATAATCATATATACCACTAGAACGTAAAAATGATTGTTTAAAGTATCTAAGCATAAATTCATCTATTACTTTTTCAAATGATCCCTGAACAAGATCTCCTCCAGGATTTCTAACAGTTATAGATTTTTTAGTAAATATTGTTTCTCCACCTTGAGTAAATGCAAGGACAGAAGATCTTTTAGGTGTGATTGTTACTGGAACTCCGTCTTCCATAATTTTTGCTTTATTATAAAATGGAACATTAGAGTCTTCTTTAACAGTTCTAGATTGTCTAAATGTTGAATTAATGCTTAATCCTAAATTACTAACAGTATAATTGATATCAAAAAGTCTTGCACTAGGGCTACCAGTTTGATACCATTCATATACATGATGTAGCGCTGATGGATTTCCTCTTGCAGAAACATCTACATAAGCAGCCAAAGCCTCTATCGTTCCAGCACCAAGATTTTGTAAAAAAATCTTTTTACCTTTATTTACTCCATCTAAAAATCCAAAAGCATACTGAACAATATTATTCATTTGTTTGTCAAAATTTTGAGTATTAGTTCTAATTATCATTAGTCACCTACAGTCTGGTTTTCTGTTCTACGCCAAAGCATTTTATAATATTCTATTGATCCAAATGGTCCAGTAAAAGGTTCAACTGTTGCAACTTCATATATAGTTCCTCTACCAAATCTAGGACCTGCTGTTTCTCTATATATTAATTCATCATTATTAAATCTAATATTTGTTATTAATATATTGCTAATTGCGTTATCTGCTTCTGTGGAAGACCTTCTTGGATCATTTTTTGTTCTAGAAATAAGTTTATTTTCATATTGCAAAAATGTTTCTGGTTTAATGTCTTCTGTCCCTGCTCCACCTACTGGTGTTGCATTACAAGAGATTGTTCTGTCATATACCCAGTCTTTTGTTGCCTGACCATACTGACTTTGTTTAATAATAGGATAATATAGATCAGCCTTCATTGGATAAAGAAAGTCTGTTGTTGTGCAGTCTTCCATTATAATACTCCTGGACGGATGATATTCTCTTTATATTTTTCTAAAATTTTATCTACTAGGATGTTTCCAGTGCCATCAATTAAACGTTTATCGTATTCAATTTTAAATTGATCGGTGCTATAGTTTTTAACATATCTCTTATAGTAATCTAACTTTCCACATTTAATATCATCAATTAGCATTAATGTTGCATCTTGGATGTCATAAGGAACAACTTTGTATCCAGTTTCTAGCAACATAATATAATCTGCTCCTTCTGGAAATGCAACTCCAGGCACAACGGTTTGGGTGTGTCCGCTATCCTCTGTATCAAACATACTGATAGAGTCTGAATATCCTAATGGAATACGTGAGTATCTTCGCTCTGCACGATTGATAGAGTCAGTTGCTTCTAGTGGATCTTTAGTGATTGCTGTTTTATCTTTAGTAATTAAGAAAGTATAGTCCAATAGTTCTGGTCCGTCTGCGTTGTTTATATCATAAACCAGTTGTGCATTTTCATATACTTTTAAAATTTTGTGAGTTTTTTTCCAAAGTGGTAGATAATCATTACCTTGTCCAACAACCTCTAAGTATGTTCTATCATAATAAAATCCACCAACAGCAGCATCAATAATTGCTCTTGCTAAATTTTCATAACCTGTATAAAGTGCTATGTCGGTTGCTGTACCAGATGTAGCCAAAGATGTTGGATCTACATATGGTCTCATAATTTCTAAATTATCTTGTACTACAACATCACCACGTACAATGTTTGCTCCAGAAGATCCGCCATCTTCATAAATTGTTAAAGCATATGATTTATCGTATTTAACAAAGTCATCATCTAAAGAATAGGTTATTTTTTTACTAGCATTAGACTCAATGGTCTCTTCAATTTCTGTTAATTCTGAAACGTTTTCAATAACAATAATGTAGTCAGCATTGGCATCTGGAACTGTGTAGGTTACAGAAAGCGGGTATGGGGGAAGACGTAATATCTGCATTATTTTTTACCGTAATAAGATGCTAACTCTTCAGGTGGTGCTATGCGTACCAGTCTGTGTGTAAGCCACTTTTCCGATGCCTCCTTTGAGACTATGTTATATCCCACCTTTAAAGCACCTAAGTTATCCATGTGAAGATTTTTATCTGAATATAGTGCTACTTTATCTATTAAATTTTCAACGCTATCTGCTTCTTCTACACGCTCTTCTTTGTTTTCTGGTGGAATCCAACTAGCCAAAATTTCTAAAATTTCAAGTTTAGTATTAGCCTCAAATAATTCAATGTTATTTTTCTTTGCATATGCCTTTAATGCCATTACAGTTTTGGTTGATAACTCTTCTATTGTTAGATTCATAATTCTCCTGTGTTCATTTGTAATTATACCAGAATAACAATAAGGAGGGTAGTTTTTACGCTACCCTCCCTAATATAAGATTTTTTAGATCTTAGGAATCAGCACTATCTGAGTCAACATAAGCGACTGCATCTAGTTCTTCCCATTGGATACCAAATCGTACAAATACTGTGTACTCAATAGTATCTTTCTTTGGCTTGTATTCACGGTTTACAGTGATGTCTCTTTGGAAACCCCATACACGGTTCTGAGGGAATGTTAAATCAACATAACCTGCAGGGTAGTAAGGAACTTCTAGAACATCTACACCAAGTACACGAGTTGTACGTGAGTTACCTAGTGTCTGTGCTCCACCATCAAGGAATTCTTGACGATTTGCTTGAGTGCTACCAATGCGATCTGAGAACGCTGATGAAATAGCATCTGCTAGTGTACCGTTGTTGCGAACAATACCAGCAAAAGCATCAGTACCTGCGTAGAACTTAAGATTGCTCTTAAGTGCACGGTACTTACGAGGCATTGCTAATAGCAAGCCTTGCATTACTGATGTGGTGTAGTTGTTGTCTGAAACTGTTGCAGCATATTCGTGAGCAGCATTTCCTACTGTTCCACGAGTTTGCTTAACGAATCCAGGCATAATTGAAAGGAAGGCATCTGCGCCTGATCCTAGACCATTAATAGCAAGGTCTTCAATATCGTTAGCGAATGCATTGGTCATCAAGCGAACTAGATGATCTTCAAGCGCTCCACCTTCAATATTGTCTTCAAGTGCTTCTGTTGATACTTCCCAATCAAGACGAATCTTTTTTGTAGTAAGTTCAACTTTTGTAAATGTTGCACCAATGTTTGTGTAATCTGGTGCGCCTTGTGCAGCAGCACGAATAACACGCTCTCCAACGTTGACCTTTTCGATCTCCATTGTATTAGCACGCATTGTAACTTTACGACCATCTTTAGC